GGGGTGCTGCGTGGCGTGACGAGTCGGAGGGTGAAGAAGAGTGACGGTCGCGCGGTCTCCGCTCCTGCCAATCCAGACGGCCATGTATGAGCGGATGACCGACGACCCGGACCTGATGGGCATGGTCACTGGGGTGTTCGACAAGATACCGGAAGACGAGCTTCGGCCGTACGTGGTGATCGGTGAAGCGATCGAAACCCCCGACAACAATCACGGCCAGTTTGGGCGACAGTCGGTCGAAACACTTCACATCTGGTCCGACCATGCCGGCTTCTTGGAAGGGTTGAGGATCAAAAACTCGATCATCGAACTGTTCGACCATCAGCCTCTCGACGTCGATGGCCAGCATGTTGTGAGTGTCCGCTACGAGTTCTCTCAGACTCTCCGTGAAGTGTTCTACGACCCAGAACCGAACATCCGTCACATCATTCTGCGCTTCAGAGTGACCACCGAGCAGCGCACCCTCACCGAGACACCCAGCAGCTAACCAACCTCCCCGCGCCGCCTGGTGGCGCACCAACAGAAGCCCCCGAAGTCCGGGGGCTTTTACGCGTCCGAAAGGAGACCGCATGAGCGGCAAAGACGGCTTCGGGACCAAGTTGCTCCGAAGCGACATGGCATCCCCCACTTCCACCTTCACGGAGTTGGCGGGGATAACCAACATCAGCGGACCCGGGATCACTCGGGAAATTCTCGACGTGACCGCCCACGACTCGCCCAACGCGTACCGGGAGTTTCTTGGAGGGGTGAAGGACCCCGGCGAAATCTCGGTTGACGTGAACTACGACCCTGAAGAGCACGACGTGTGGATCGACGACCTCGACGACGTCAACCCGAGGAACTACGAACTCGAATTCCCGGATGGGACCGTGTGGGATATCGCAGCGTTCCTCACCAACTTCGAGCCGACCGCACCGTTCGACAACAAGCTGACTGCCAGCGCGTCGTTCAAGGTGACTGGCAAGCCGGTCAGTTCGGCGCTGGAGTCTTGATGTCTCTTCTCGATCGGGCGGCGATTGATGCCGCCCAAGATATCCCCACTGAAGATGTGCCCGTCAAAGAGTGGGGGGGGACTGTTCGCATCAAGGGGCTGACAGGCACCGAGCGTGATGCCTACGAGGCGTCCGTGGTTGAGATGCGAGGCGAGCAGCGAAGGTTCAAATTGCAGAACCTTCGCGCCCGTCTCGTCTCCCTCTGTCTTGTTGATGAGAACGGCGACCGTCTTTACGCCGACGACAAGGCCGCGCAGGCGCTCGGGAAGAAGTCAGCGAAGGCGCTCGACATGCTCTTCGACAAGGCACGCCGACTGTCCGGTCTGACCGAGGAGGACATCGAAGAGCTGGTGGAGGATTTCGACGACGCCCCGAGCGAAGAGGATGGTTTCGACTCGCAGAGCATCTAGGCATCCCCGTCGGCGAACTTCAGCAGAGAGTCAACTCGCGGGAGTTCGCCGAGTGGATGGCCTATGAGAAGTTGGCGGGGCCGCTCGGGGCCGAACGTGACGACATACGTCATGCGCTCCTTATGGCGTTGACCCACAACCTGTGGGCGAAGAGATCCAAGAAGCCTGACGAGTTCCTTCCTGTTTGGAATCGAACTCCGCAGACGCCAGAGCAGCAGCAGCGAATCCTTCAAGCCCTTTGGGGTCGCCGCGACGAGGAGGTGTGAGTGTCAACTATCGCGCACCTCCTCGTCAAGGTCGATGTGGACTCGAAGAAGCTCATGTCGTTGGGCGGGATTGCGAAGACGGCCGGTAAGGCTATCGGTGCTGGTCTTGCGTTGGCGACGGGTGCCGGTGTCGCCGCGGTCAAGATGTTCGCCGATTTTGACTCGGCGATGAACGAGTCGGTGGCGATCATGGGTGACGTTTCCGACGCGATGCGTAAGGACATGTCCGACGCGGCCCGTGAGGTTGCGAAGACGACCACGTTCTCAGCGGAGGAGGCGGCGAAGTCGTATTTCTTTCTGGCGTCTGCCGGTATGGACGCCGAGCAATCCATTGCTGCTATGCCCGCCGTCGCGAACTTCGCGCAGGCGGGCATGTTTGATATGGCGACCGCCACCGACTTGGCAACGGACGCACAGTCAGCGCTGGGGTTGTCGTCGGATGACGCCGCCGAAAACCTTGAGGGGCTGATCCGGGTCACTGACGTGTTCGTGAAAGCGAACACCCTGGCGAACACCTCTGTGGAACAGATTTCCGAGGCGATGACCAACAAGGCTGGCGCTGCCATGCGTGCCGTCGGCATGGAAATTGAGGAGGGTGCCGCGGTCCTCGCAGCGTTCGCCGATCAGGGCGTGAAGGGTGCTAACGCCGGTACCCAGTTCGCGATTGTCCTCCGCGACCTTCAAACGAAGGCGCTCGCGAACAAAGGTGCCTTTAAGGCTGCCGGCGTCGAGGTGTTTGACGCCTCAGGTGAGTTCCGCAACATGGCCGACATTGTTGGGGACCTTGAGACGCATCTTGACGGAATGTCGGACGCTCAGAAGCGGGCGGCGCTGTCTGCTCTCGGGTTCTCCGACAAGAGCATGGGTGCCCTGTCGTCGCTGCTGGGCACGTCTGACGCCATCCGCGAATATCAGAGTGAGTTAGAGGCGGCGTCGGGCATTACCGACGAGATCGCCGGTAAGCAGCTCAACACGTTGAATGCTCAGTTCTCTCTGCTCAAGTCTCGTATCGCGGACGCAGCCATCGAGATAGGCGGGAAGCTCGAACCGCATGTTCGGAAGATCGTTGAGGCCATGTCGGCGTGGATGGACGAAAACGGTCATGTGGTCGATTCGATTGCTAATTGGGTTGGGAAGACCATCGATCAGGTGGGTCGGATCGGTCCGGCTATCGCGGGGGCGTTCGAGTTCGTGCGGAATCTGATCTCGCAGGTAGGGAATCTGTGGTCTGCGTTCAGTGAAGAGGGGGCGGGCGGTGCCGCCGAAGTTATCGACAACATGTTCGGAAATTCCGGGGATCTGATCGGACCGATCAAGGCAGGCATCGAGACGGTCACGGACGTGTTTGGGGATGTCGTGACGATCCTGCGGGTTGCGGTCATCCCGGCTGTTAGTCAGGTGTTCCAAGTGTTCACGTCGAGCCTTCCGCTCATCATCGGTCCGCTTGGACTGGTCCGGGCGGTGCTGGGGTTTATCGCGGACAACGCCGAACTCCTTCAGCCGCTTGTGGCCGGTCTGGTCGCTGGGTTCCTGGCGTTCAAAACCGTCACGTTTGTTTTGGGGTTGGTGAAGGGTGCGATGGCTGCTCTGAATGTGGTTATGGCGCTCAATCCGATCGGTCTGGTGGTGGCTGCTATCGCCGCGCTAGTGGCTGGCCTGATCTACGCCTACAACAATTTCGAAGGGTTCCGTGACTTCGTAGACGGTGCGTGGGACGCGATCGTCGGAGTCTTCAAGGGCGCTGCCGATGTCATCACCGGAGTCTGGGATGCGGTGGTTGGGTTCTTCAAGGGTGTGTGGGATGCGCTGACCGGGAACGCCGAATCGGGCACCTCGACCATCCAAGCGGTCATCAACACGTTCCTGGGGGCGCTGACAGGCGACTGGTCCCGAGCATGGGATGGGATGAAGACGCTTTTCTCCCGGGCGTGGGACGCCATCAAAACTCTGGCATCGCGAGCGTGGGATGCGTTCAAACAGTTGTTCTCCGATGCGCTGATGAGATTGGCTGCCGCCGCCCGGGACGGGCTGGCTTCTGTCGCTGACTGGTTTAAGGACCTTCCCGGTCGCATCCTCGACGCCTTGGGGAATCTCGGTTCGCTGCTCATCAACGCTGGCAAGTCGATCATTGAGGGCTTGTGGACTGGGATCAAGTCGATGGGCGGATGGTTGGCCGAGAAGGTCGGCGGATTCATCAAGGACAAGATCCCCGGTCCGATCGCGAACATTCTTGGTATCGAGTCGCCATCGAAGGTCGCCGCCGAGCTTGGTGCCCGCGTGACGGAGGGGCTTGCTCTCGGCATGTCAAAGGATCTGCGTCTTGTTGAGCGGTCGGCGATGCGTCTGGCCGCGGCGTCTCTTCCGTCCGTGTCCGGTGTGCGGGTTCCGGGGTCTCACGGTGTGTCTGGGGTCTCGTCTGTTGGGGGAAGTTCCGAATCGTATTCGCCCACCATCCACTTCGACCTTCCTTCCGGTGAGACCCGCACGAACGTCCAGTACGCGTCGCTGGTGCTGGCTAACCGGCATCTGGTCCGGGGCGGGCTCAGAGGTGGCGCCAGATGACATGGAAGCTCGGACCGTCCGGGAACCTTACCACTCTCAACGCGGCGATGGGTGTCCGCGGTGTCCGTCTCGGTGAGGGGGCGGAGATCATCGCCGGTTTGCGGGGGACCGATCCGATCAGCCCGTACCGGCACGGTTCAATCGGACTGTCCCGCTACTACCTAGATCCGCTCGTCTTCCCGTTGGACGTGTTCTTCGATGCTCCCGCCGGGAAACGAACCTTCGAGGGTTTGTTGTACGGGGCGGCGGGGGTGGCGGAGCTTCGCCGTACGACAGAGCTCGGTGAGGCGCTGGTATCGGTGCGGCAGATCGGCTCGTCGGTGATGGGCCAGGATGTCCTGTCCTACCAATACGCGCTGGTGGCGGCGGAAGGTTCGTGGCGGCTGGCTTCCCAAACCACCGACTCGACCACTCCGATCGCCAACGTGGGTAACGCTCCGGTGGGTGACGCGGTGATCGACATTGACACATCAGCGTCAGGGACGGATGTGGTGGTGACGATGACCGGCGACGGGGCGACCATCACGATTGAAGGGGCCACCCCGACTGGCGGCGTCCGAGTCGATTTGGGGACGGGACTGATCACCGAGTTGGGCGGTTCCACCGACTACGGCGAGTTCGTCAGTTTCAACAAGCCGTACGGGGTGATCCTCGAACCGGGCAGCAACGCGTTCACCACCTCGGGGGGGCCGTCTGAAGTGACCTTCAAGTTCTTCCCGCGTCTCCGATGATCTACGAACTTTGGACCCGTCTCAACTCAGGCAACTTCGTTCGGAAACGGGACATCACCAAATGGGTGCTGACCGGAACTGAGCTTGACATTCGGTTGTTGGACCTTCCGTCCGGCCGTCTGGTCGTCGCCCGGGAGTGCCCGTTCCTCGATGAGATCCTGGCGGTGGACCGGGCCGACCACACCCATGATGTCGGGTCGACCCTGATGGTCTTCGACGAGGGGGAATGGGCAGCGGCGTTCGTCCCGGTGGTACGAGCTGAAGATCCGGGTGAGGACGCGCCTGCCGAATTCACGCTGGAAGGACCGGAATGGTTTTTCGACCGGGCGCGGGTCGAAGCGTTCGACCATCCGGCCGATCCGATCCGTGAAGGCGACTGGATCTACGGGCACGGAACGATCCTCGCCCCCCCGTCGGGGATATCAAACACCCAGTATTTCCTGTTTGTTGAGGGTGCTGCGTCCGGGGATTTCAAGATCACCGACGGGACGGACACGACCGACGCGATCGACTTCAACGAGTCCGATCCGGCTGTCATCAAAACCCGTCTCGAAACGGACATCACCGCGATAGTGAAGGTGCTGGTGTCTGGTGAGGGGACGCCGGGAACCCAGTTCATCATCATCGTTGAGGACCCTGCCGAAACCGACATCACCTTGACCGTCACTGATGATACGACCGACGGGGATGTGGTGCTGTCGAAGGTGCGGGCCGGTGGTTCCCCGTCGCCGCGGCCGTGGCATGGTTCCTACGATTTCACCACTGCCAACACGATCGGTGATTACCAGTCGTTTGACATGGTGGAGGCGGGTGTCGGGGATGTTCCGGCTGCCCCTCCCGGCTCGTCCTCAACCCATCTGCTGCGTCTTGACGCCGGGGAGCCTCCCGGTTCCGGCGGGTATGCGGGGGCGCAGGTGGAGGCGGCGGTCATCAGCGGCCACCGGTATTGGGCGGAGATATGGGTGTGGTCCAAGACCGCCCAGACGGTCCGGTTCATCACCCGTGACTTCGAGGAGTTCCCGATCGAATCCGTCGAGGTGGCGCTGTCGGCGGAGACATGGACGCTGCTTCAGATCCCGGTGCTGACACCGCATGTAGATCAGATCATCTACCGGATCGGTGTGATCGAGGAGGGTGACGCCAGCCCCATTTATCTGGATGTGCTCGCCGCGATCCTGGCTCCGGGTGCTCCGGCTGCACCGTTGGGGGAGATCGCCAACGACCTGCTAGCCCCGCAGCAGGCACGGTCGGTGCTGTCATGGCTGGTCGCAACGTTCACCGACCCGCAGGATTCGTCGTCGGTGGACTGGGACCGGGACTTGTATCAGCGGCTCCGCAAGGGTCAGACGATGATGCACTGGCTCGAATATGAGGCCCGTTGGGGGTATGAGCGTTCCCTCCGCTACGACCCGACCAACGCGGCGTCCGCCCCGTTCGACTTCGGCCTGTTCAACCCCGGCAACCTTGGCACCGACTACACGGGGCTGGGGGGGCCGACCGTGTCGGTGTTGGACGGCGGGTTGGGGTCTTCGCCGTGGGTGCAAAGAGCCCCGGATTTTACGACGGCTATCGCGGAAGGCGAAGTTGGGACGTGGGGGGAGTTCGCCCACGGTGATCTGACTTCCGGTTGGGGACGGTTGGAAGGGTATTACGCGTCGAAGCAGGGTCAGAACTCCGACAATCTGGATGCGTTCGCTGAGCAGATGGTGACGGACACGGCCGACGAGTCCGACGGGGTGCGGGTCTCGTTGCAGGGTTCGTCGCTGCGTCCGCTGGTTGATGTGCTGATCGGTGATGTGGTGCCTGTCCTGTCATGGGGTGAGGCCCGCACGCTGGTTCCGGTGATGCGCCGTCTGGTCGGGGTGACGATCCGTGAGACGGAGACCGCCCCCATCTTCGATCTGCATTTCGGGGCGATGGTGTTCGACGCGGAGGCGGCGCAGGCGGATGCGCTGCGTTCGTTGATTCGCCGGTATCAGGCGTTGGAAGAGTTGGGGGACGGTCAGGGGACACTGGTTCCGCCGCTGCCGCCGTTCCCGGCGTCAGTGTTCACTGAGGGCGGGCAGGCGTCCCGTCGGGACGTGGCGACCACGGACCTTGAGTCTCCCGGCGCGACCTATGACATCAACATGCCGACGTATGTGGCGGGCGATCTGGTGGTTGTCGGGTTGAAGAACGACGACGCCGCGTCGGACATGCTCACCCCGACCGGATGGAATCAGGGGGCGATCAACGCGGGTGCCGACGCGGCCGTGTACTGGCGGAAGATGAACGGGTCGGAAGGCGCGACAGTCGAGTTTTCCGCCACCGCAGGGGCACAGCATGTGGGCGCGATAGCCATTGTCCATCACGGGTTGGACTGGGACACCTTCACCCCGGATTTCTCGTCGTTCTTCACCGATGCGGGAGCGACGATCGACCCGCCACAGGTGTCGATGACGCATGGGGACACCACCTATGACGTGTACGTGTTTGGCGGCGGTGTCGCCGGGTCGGGACAGCCGACGATCACCGACCCGTCGCCTTACACGGAGGTCGTACAGTTCGAGATGGGACCGGCCGATCCGACCTTGTTTCTCGGTCACCGGCAGGTCACCGGAGAGGTGGAAGACCCAGGCACGTTCGATACGGACAACGTGGGAAGCTGGGAGATATGCACGTTCGCTGTCGCCGCTATCGGCACACCCGCCGTAGCCACCGGTGACCACGGCCATGATCACGGTGATCTGACCGGGCTGGCGAACGACGACCACACGCAGTATCTGAATGTGGCGCGGCATGACGCCGACGACCATTCCGGTCTGGCTGTCGCCCAGCCGCTGGCCTTCTCCAAAACCGGGACGCTGGAAGTGACGACCGGCGTATCAAAGTTCCCGGCACTGTTCGACATGACCCTGATCGGGGTGCGGGCCGCGGTCGGTACCGCTCCGACAGGTGCGGATCTGATCGTCGATGTGAACCTGAACGGCACCACCGTCTACACCACGCAGGGGAACCGTCCGACTATCAGCGACGGGTCCACCTCGTCGACTGAGACGGTGCCGGATGTGACCGCGGTCTCGGCCGGGGACCTGCTGTCGGTGGACATTGACCAGATCGGTTCGTCGACTGCCGGATCTGATCTGGTTGTCGCCATCGATCGAGATTCGAGACGACGATATC